TTCAAAGTATTCAGTTGGCTTTAGTGTAGCAAAGTGCAAATGGTCTGTATCAAGAATGAAAATATCACTTAGTCCACTACCGGAACCTGTGCTACCCATTTCCTTACAAGGAATAATAGGAATATCGTGATAAGTAGCAACCTTAAATCCGACTTCTCTTCCCTTAACTCCCTTAATACCACCGTGAGTAGGAACAACTTCTGTTCGACCCATGAATCTTTCTTGGGCTTGGAGAAGTTCTCCTAATGTTTGAATGGTGTCATATCCTGTAAGGAAAACCTTTGGTGAACCGCCACGAGCCATCAAGTTTCGTAGAGCAGTATTAAGCATATTAACAGTCAAGTTTCGAGCAGTTCCCGAATTTGAATCAACATATGCTTCAAGGTATTCTGTTCCCGACGAAGCACGAACAGTTCCAAAAAGATTGACCTTTGCATTAGCGTTAAGATTTGACAAAGCATTCATTTCTGCATGAGTTGAAACAATCTTGTAAAGAGAAGTAAGAGAACGCTCTGGGTTGTCGTAATCTTTTCCACTACCAGCAGGTGCATCCAAACCGGAAGTAGTCAAATCAGTAAGAACCATTGAGTTCATTGCTTCTGCGTGTGAAATACCAACTTCTTCTCGGTAAGTAGAAATAATATCTCCAATACCATCATCCATTCCACCAAGAAGTTGTGCAATCTCCGAAAGTTCGAAGGTGTGTGCAACAGTCTTAGGAGAAAGACTTAGGTTTGCGAAAGAAGGTGCAATTTCATCAATAGCGGAAATCTGTGCGTTTTCTGCTTGTCCACCAAGAGTGTCCAAATCTGCAAGAGTGAAAACATCAGTATTACCACCAAGGGAACGACCCTTCAAAACTCTCCAACCACTACTCTTCCAAGGCTTCTTAGGAAGCATTGAAAGTGCGTTAATTTCTCGGTTAATCATAGACCAAACTTTTTGTCCATAAACCAAGTTATACAAAGTAGCGTCTCCACCCGAAGAAGGAGTTCCGCCAGATTGGTCGTGAATTGGGTGAATACCCGTAAGTGCGGCTTTCAAAATATTACTTCCACCGGATAGTCCGTAGGTCGCTCGCTCTAAGTCTTCGATTGTTCTAAAATATCCTGTCATTTTAAGCACCTCTGTTATATTTGTCCATTAGTTCGTGAACTTCATTCCAAGACATTTCAGCAATGTTGGAAAAGTCCTCGCTTAGTGAAGCCGAAGCATTTTGGACTTCTGCGGCCTTAGCGATAGTGTTGTCCTCAAGAGATTTCTTGAGTTGCGAAAATTCTTCCTTAAGTGAAAGAACTGCGTCTGCGGCATTAAACTTTGACTTAGCAATTGCTTCAGCCTCAGCCTTAAGTTCGTTATTATATCGTGCTTCAAATTCAGCCTTAATAACTTCATAAGCACGAGCCTCTTCTCTTTCAGCCTTAAATTGTTCGTAAGCCTTTTCGATGTTTGCGTTTGAAAGGTCGAGAGTATCAATATCCTCGGACTTGTGTTCTACAAATTCTTGGAAATCTTCGGACTTCATTTCTTCATCCGCCATTTTATCTTCATCTTCTTCTTCTGCTTTCATTTCTTCGTCGGCCATTGACTCGACGGACTCCTCTCCTTCATCCATCATCTCAAGTTCTTCCTCTTGTTCAAGAGTGTCCATTGTATTCTTGAGAACCGTGGATTCACGGAGTTCAGCCATTACTTCATTAAACTCGTTAAGAGCCTTTTCTATTTCTGTGTTCATTTTTTTATCCTCCTTTATTAGGTTAAATTTTGCTTCAGGGTTTATGCCCTCTTCGCATATGGTGATTTCATGCAATTCAAGTTTATCAATTTCTTTATAACTACCGGTATCGGCATCATATCTATTTGTCTTGTTTATCGCCTGTCCACCTATCGAAAAAGAGCGAAGGTTGCCTTTTCTTATATCTCGTGCAACCTCTTTAGCCTTTTCAATATCATTTCTTAATTTTATCACTACAAAAAACCCTGTATCATCAACGCCTGTTTTTAGGACTTTACCATTGGAATCTGTATATTGGTCTACTACTTCACCGACTTGAACATTAGAATGAGTAATCATAACATTTCTATATCGGTCTTGCTTCATAAACTTGTCAGCCGCTTCACGAATTGCCCCTAAAGTAATCTTATCATTCTGCTTATCCACCACATCAACAGATGCGTAGCCAGCAATAACACATTCGTTATTAGACTTAAGAATTACGAGTTCTCCGCCACTATTTGGTTCATTACCAAACATGGGTGTTTTCAACTGCATATTAAGGCCTGTATTCTATGAACTATATAAAACTATTTAATCCGAGGAATCATCTTCATATATGTTAATTAAGCCGGAGTCACTTGATTTTGGTGCAGGTTTTGTTTCATAACCAGTCCAAGCAAGCCACATTTCTTTACCCTTAACTGGTAAATATCTACAATGTAATTTTGTTTTTACCTCTTCACCGTTAAGAATATACTCATGGTAGCCCTTTCTTTGAGCGCCTAAAATCATCGGACCTCTTTCAAGAAGATTGTCCGTTTCAGGTTTTGTAATTTGCTTACATGGGTATTTTCCAGATTCACCCAAGAAATCATAAATTTGTTCATCGCCGCTTACTCGTATTTCCCAAGCCATTTTTCTACCTTTATAAATTATAACAAAATGCAAATATCCACTATCTGTAATCCAAAGTTCAAATTCTGCATTTCTTGTTTCGGCTTTATTTAAAACATCGTCGTCATGTGAAAATTTACCAGCAGAATATAAAATGCCGTATGTATCTCCAGCATTCATTAAGCGGTCTTTCATTTTTCCTTCTGCCTTAGCATCATTACCAAAAAGTCTGTTTATCATTTTAGAGTCATGTTTAACTGCTCGACTAAAAATATCATTTGCTGATAAGGTCCCGTAGTCCATAAGCAACTGTTTTACGAAAACAAAAAATCTACCATTGTCTTTACCATAGGCTTCTTTTAATTCTTGTTTCCAAAAATCTATATCCAAAGAGGCATTTTTAGACATTAGGTTATCATCCTTAAATCCATGAAATACAAATCCTTCTAAATCAAGTTGTGTGTTTAATTTAGCAACACCATGTATTCCGTCTGTAATTTCATACGATTTTGTAAGAGCATCAATTTTGTAGTCGCCAAGACTTTTCTTTCCACCCGTTGTTAAAAATTCAAGAGTAATTAACTTGTCCGGTAATTTTACTTCAGGAATTTCGTGAAACTTTGAATTAAATAACGAGAAACCCTTCTTAGGGTTGCCCATAATTTCATCTGCCATAACACGAATAATAGTTCCAACCTCAACATCTTTTTTAGTGTTGGTAGTTTTTCCTACATTCATGTAAAAATCTCCCTCCATCTCTACAGCCTTAATAGAGTCTTCTTCAACAGGACCGATACCCATAGTATAGCCAAATGTTCCATTTTTATTTTCCTTCTTATCTAAAACCATAACATCTAAGTCAACGAATTTTTTCCACTTAATCCACTTAGGGTTTTTCTTTTTACCAATAACATATGAGGATTTGGCATCCTTAATTACCACCCCTTCGGATGCAGGATTTTTCATTATATCCATAGCATATTCTTCAATTTCTGCCAATGAATCAGCATCTCTCGTATTATTCTTATTAGGAAATAATACATATTCGTCTGCATTCGCTGAAAAGTTTTTCATAAGAATCATTAGCCTCTCCTCTAATTTATCCGAAGCAACTGACTTGTCTTCAAAATACATAATATCAAAAACATGCGCCTTTATATCTGCCTCATCCGTGACCTTTCTATTGATATGTGCGAGAGTTTCAGCACGAACTAATGCTTCTCCATCTTTATACATTACTGCTTCTGCATCCAAAATACAATTAGGAAAAACACGGTCTTCTAATACCTTAACGCATTGGGGCATTTTATCCGTAATGTCTCTTGCATTAAATGTGTATATTTTAACTTCGTTATCAAATTTATGAATCTGTATTCGTAGGCCATCGTATTTTTCTTGGACAACATATTCAGTTGTAAGTCCTTTAATTTCTTTCATATCGTCTATTTCAAATATACGATACATTGGTTTATTAGGCTCTATAAATTTTTTGGGCCTATCTTGTTTAACTAAAACAGCCGGTGAAGATTTATTATTAAAAAAACCATATAGGCTACCGGCCTTTTCATTTCCTACTGAAAATGATTCATCGGAAAATAAAATGCTATCATCTATATTAGGAAATTGTTCCTTAAGTTTTGGGTCCTTTAACAGTTGTCTAAGTTCTACCACTAATTTCTGCCAATCCTTTTCGTATGCTTTAGGATTTTCCCTCGCACTTAAAAATGTAGCACGAACCATATTTCTTAATGAAGAAACATTTTTTACTACACTATCAAATTGAGTAAATACCATTACCCTCACACCATTTCATCGCTTGGAGTTAATGCTTCATCTTCATTAATTGTTAATGTATGGCGAAGACGCTTAAGTTTTCCAAGTGCTGTTTCCAATGCGGCCTCAACATCTTTATCTTGTGAATCTTCTGCATTACCCTCGGACTCGATTCGTATTTCTTCTTCATCCGGTTCTGCCTTGTATGTCATATTTTCCGGCATTAATTTACTTTGATAATTTCTCTTAACCATTGTCTGTTCCTTTGTAATCGGTTTAGCAGCCAAGCGTTCAACATTAACTTGCTTTCCAGCCTTTTCATCTTTTTGTGCATCTGCCGGTTCATAACCCAATGCGTTTGTAAGCAATACGGTAAGTTCCGTCAATTGCGTTAAAACTTCTGCACTTCTAATATCTGCATCGTCGGCTATCATATCTTCTTTTTTACTCATATTGTTCCCTCCAAATTTTTGACAAGTGAATCTAAATCACTCCAATCCATCTTTGAAATTACATCACCGTTTGGCATACCTGCTTGGGTTTTTGCACTCGGTCTTGGGCTTCGGACAAATCCAGCCTTCATAATTGCCGTGTCCGAATCTTCTAATTTTCTTTCTAAATCCTTAACCTTGTCGGATAGGGCCTTCAATATTTCTAAAATTTCAACTGTTGTTTCTTCTTCCATTTTTATTCCTCCTCATCATATACCATGTCGTATAGTTTTTTGTATAGATTTTCATATTTCTTTCTTAGGGATGCGGCTGTCTTTACCATTTGTAGGTTTTTAACTCCCAACTTCTCTAAGAGTTCGGCCTCTTCATTCTCCGCTAAACCGTCAATTATATTTATAACTTTGCCCAAACGAAGGTAGTCTTCACCGAAGTATTCTGTTGGATGGGCGTTTTGAAGCATGGTTTTAACCTTGCGTCTTTCTTTAGCGGAAAGTTCCGATAGGTCTGCCTTTTTTACTCTTTTATCCGGACCCACATTTGAATAGAAACCAAAAAAGGGTTCAATACTGCCTTTAATATTATCTAAAATTTTATTCTTCACTTCATCCCTGCCCATGTCTTCTATCGAAAACTTTCTTTGTCTTCCCGTATAAGGTTCATATGTAATTTTACCTTCATTCTTCATAGCAATTTCAGTTAAACTTTCAGCCCATTCTTGAAAACTTGTCTCCCTTTCTTCGGGTGACATTTCTTCGGCTTCGGTTATTGTCTGTTCAAGTTTCTTTTTATTATCCTTAATGGTCTTAGCAGAAGGAGGAATATTAACCTTATATGTTTCTCTAATGTCTGCTAATACTTCCTTTTGATTTTCTGTAAGTCCTCTTGATGCGGGTTCGTAGTTCTGTTGTTCTCTCAAACTTTCATATATTTCTGCTACTTCTTTTGCACTTCTTGGTTTATCGGGGTCTCTTGGGGGTATTTCTTTCCTTCCAGTAGCGCCTAATCTTGTCGCTAAACCACTCTTAGGTTTTCTTTGTAATTGAGCAGAAGGTATTTCTGCGAGGAAATATCTACCAAATGGCTTAC